TTGAACCGTCCACAGAGATACAAACAACAAATGGGCGAAGTTGAGAGCGCAAAACCTGGAGGGATGATATCAGGAGTGGCGTCTGCAGTGTCAGGTGTATCACAACTTGTTTCCGGTCTACCGTTTATAGGTCAATTTGCAAAACCGGTGGGTGCAATAGCTTCACTGGTTGGCAATGTGGCATCGGCATTTGGTTGGTCAAAACCATTGACTAGTCAGGTGCCAACTATAACAAGACCTAAACTTGTTACTGGTATGAACAACTATGACTACCCTGAAAACTCGAATCAAATGGGTTTGAGTGCTCTTAATGCAACAGATGTGACGAAAGATTTGTTTGGAACAAAAATAGATGAGATGTCATTTCAATCACTATGTAGGGTACCCCAGTACATTAATGAATTCAGTATTTCAACTAGCACAGAGAATGATGCTTTAGTATTTAAACAAGAATTGAACCCAGTCATAATGACTAGTGTTCAAAGAAATATTGGTTCATCAATAACTTACGAAACAACAAATCTAGGATTTGTTGCGTGTATGTTTGAACAATGGAGAGGGTCCCTTATGTTGAATTTTAAAATGGCTAAGACGATCTTTCATTCGATGCGGTTGGCTATAGTGTATTTCAACACAGAGGAGGAGCCCCCTGATGTTTATGATTACGTAAGTATGAAAAATTACCAAGTGATTTGGGATATCAGAGAGACTCATGAATCGTTGATTGGAATACCATATATCCAGCCTATTGAGTGGTTGAATGTTTCGCAGAATGATACAAATTTTAAAAGTAGTATTGGTTTTGTGGGTGTCTATGTGTTGAACAAGTTGGTGGTGGCTTCAGCCGCTTCCAACAGTGTGAATGTGTTGGTCGAGTGTTTCGCTGGTGAAGATTTCGCTTTGTCTATTCCAAAAAATCCACGTATTGGAAATTATTATGTGAAACCAATAACGGCAGATTCAGGAATGAAGAGAGGATCACTGATAGTTAACATGGATGGACTAGTTGCAGCTTTGTCAATTCCATGGCGAACCATACCTGTGGATTTGGGTGTTGAGACAACTTATAATATCACAGATTTACCTAATGGATTGAGAGATTCACTAGGAGTCGTGATAACATTATTATCTGTTGAAAGAACAATACAACATTTCACAGTGCACTACAATACAGAAAATTATTCTGCTGAG